GACATTAATATTAGCCGTATCTCAGTCGATACTTACGCCACCATACCGAATAAAAATGCTCAAGGTAGACCCATTCAAGTTTGGGTTAATAGGCAGACCGGTCAGTACAACACCACGAGCGTTACGTTAAATGGGACTATTAACTCTAGCGTTACAACGATAACGGTATCAAGCACTGCAAATTTACCTTCTGCTGGGTTTATCAAGATAGATAGCGAGACAATTGCCTACTCAGCAGTTAGTGGTAATGATCTTATTTACTGCGTTCGTGGGTCAAACAACACCACCGCAGCGTCGCATACGACTGGGGCAGCGATAACACTTCAAAATTTACCTTCGATCAATGTATGGCCTGCACCAGACCAAGACAACTACTACACCTTTGTGTACTGGCGGCTACGACGTATGCAGGACGCAGGTATCGGGGTAAATGTTCAAGATATTCCGTTTCGTTTACTCAACTGCATGGTAGCAGGGCTTGCGTACTATATTTCGTTAAAAAGCCCTGAAACAACTCAGCGTACCTCCATGCTGAAAGAGATGTATGACGAGCAGTTAAGGCTTGCGCTAGACGAAGACCGCGAGAAAGCCCCCTTGCGGATCGCACCACGGCAGTTGTTCTACTGATATGCCTAATCGGTTTGCATCAGGTAAGTGGGCCATATCGCAGTGCGATAGGTGTGGCTTTCGGTACAAACTGAAAGAACTTCGTGAGATTGTTATTAAGACTAAGAACGTTAATATCTTAGTCTGTCCTACGTGTTGGGAACCCGATCAACCGCAGTTGCAGCTTGGTATGTATCCTGTGGATGACCCACAGGCATTGCGTAATCCCCGTCCTGATACGACATATCGCGTTGCAGGTTTAAATGGGTTGCAGATCAACACAACGACTACGCAACTAGGTAGCGGAGATCCCTCTGGAGGTAGTAGAATTATTCAGTGGGGATGGGCACCTGTAGGTGGGGCAAGAGCCTACGACACAGGACTAACGCCAAACAATCTTGTGCTGGGCATCACGCTAGGCACTGTTACTGTGAACGTCACATAGGAGCCTATGATGGACAAGAAAGACTTAGCCCAAGACAAGAAAATGATTGCTGGTGCAGTACATAAGCATGAGAAAGCCAAGCATAAAGGTCAGCCACTGACCAAACTTCGTAAGGGCGGTAAGACTAACGCCGAAATGAAAACGTTGGGGCGTAACATGGCTAAAATTGCTAACCAGAAATCACCTTCTTTTAAGTACAAGATGGGGGCGAAATGAAACACAGCAAAATGCCAACGCCGGTGCCCGTTAAAAACACAAACAACGGCTACCCAAATAACATACCCAACACCCAGACGGTAAAGATCCGGGGAACCGGATGCGCCACGAAGGGCACAGGTGCTTCTAAGAAGATGGGCTAATGAACTACGCTACCCTTTTCAAAACGATTCAAGGTTATCTAGAGAACGACTTTCCGTCGTTTACTGGCGCTGATTCGTCTGGATCGGGTACAGCTACGTTCACTGCTAAACAGCAGATCGATACGTTTATTAAACAAGCTGAACAGCGCATCTATAATTCGACTCAATTTCCAAACTTTAGAAGAAATGAGTTAGCGCAACTAAGCGCTGGGAATACGTATCTAACTTCTCCAGATAATTTTTTAGCCGTATATTCCTTAGCTGTTATTACCAATGCGGTTGTTACTAACAACGTTGTTGTTAGCGGGGTGTATGAGTATCTTTTAAATAAAGATGTTGATTACATGCGTGCGGCGTATCCGAACGTAGCTACCTCTACGCGTGGGCTACCTAGATATTATGGAATATTTTCCTCTGGGTATACCGGTGGCACACCTACACCAAACAAAACATCATTTATTTTAGGGCCAATACCAGATCTTGATTATTGGGTTGAATTACATTATTTTTACTACCCAGAATCTATTACTGAAGTTGCTTCTGGCGAGACTTGGTTAGGCAATCATTTTGATATGGCGCTACTGTATGGTGCTTTGGTAGAGGGCTACACCTTCATGAAGGGTGAAGCTGATGTTATTACTAACTATGCCAAACGATACGAAGAAGCCATGATCCTTGCCAAACGTCTTGGTGATGGTATGGAGCGTCGTGATGCTTACAGGTCTGGTCAGGTCAGGATGTCGGTGAACTAATGGCCTTTACTGGCAACTACACATGTAACTCCTTCAAGCAGCAATTGTTTGAGGGAGATTTTGATTTTTCTTCGGGTACGACACAAACCTTTAAGATTGCGCTGTACACCAACGATGCCACGCTTGACCAGACTACTACGACTTATACAGGTACGACTGGCGAGGTTGTGGCTACGGGGTACACGGCGGGTGGAGAAGCCATCACTCCTTCACTTGCTATTGATAATTCCACAGGGATTGCTTATATTGACTTTTCTAATGCTTCTTGGAGTGGTGCTTTCACTGCTCGGGGGGCTTTAATTTATAGAGTTACAACGGGCAACCCAGCGATTTGTATACTTGACTTCGGGGCAGATAAAACATCTACTACGACTTTCCAAGTTGAATTTCCCCCTAATACCAGCACTACCGCCTTAATAAGGATTTCATAATGGAACATGCAAAGACAAATGATGCTGTAGCAAGCGGATTAATTGCTCGCCCAGGTTCTGAAGAAGCAGCCCGTGCGATGGGCAAGTATTTCTTAGAGTGCTACGACAAAGACGGCAACCTTAAGTGGACGGCTGAATCTAAAAACCTCGTGGTCAACGTGGGCCTTCAGTACATGGCTGGCACGTCGCTTGACGGGGCAACATCGCGTATCACTTCTTGGTATATTGGTCTTTACGGGGCTGGAGCGTCTAATACACCCGCCGCAGGCGATACCATGTCTTCTCATGCCGGATGGACGGAGGATACGACTTACAGTAATGCAACACGCCCAGCCGCTACGTTTGCGGCGGCGACAACGGCTAACCCTTCGGTTGTAACAAATACGGCAAGCAAAGCATCGTTTAACATCAACGGTACGACAACTGTTGGTGGTGCGTTCTTGACAAGCGATAACACCAAAGGTGGCACAACAGGAACGTTGTTTTCTGCTTCTGACTTCACAGGTGGGGATCGTTCGGTTGTTAGTGGTGACGTTCTTCAAGTAACGTATCAGTTCAGCTTGTCTGCATAATGGCTTTTGTCGTCGCAGATCGTGTACAAGTTACTGTATCTGCGCCTGGGTCGGCTACAACTATAACCCTGGGCGCGGCGGTAACTGGATTCCAAGACTTTGCAGTCATTGGTAACGGTAATAGCACTTATTACACGATAGCTGATCAATCTGGTTCTAACTGGGAAGTTGGAATTGGAACTTACACATCTTCTGGTACAACGCTGTCAAGGGATACAGTCCTGTCAAATTCTGCCGGAAACACAAGCAGAATAAATTTTAGCTCTGGAACCCAAAACGTATTTGTAACACTTCCTGCGGAAGCAACGCTGGCTAATTCGCCTAATCTAGATGGCGGCATACCCTCAACTAATTATGGCGGCGCACAGGCTATCAACGGAGGAGCACCCTAATGGCCGTTCAAATTCAAACCCGTAATGGCACTGCTGCTCAGTGGACTTCTGCTAACCCTACTTTGATGGCAGGGGAAATCGGCGCTGAAACGGACACAGGGCGATTTAAGATTGGTAATGGCTCCACCGCTTGGAACAGCCTTACTTATGCTGCAAGTGCAAAATGGCAGGGCGCTTACAGTGCTGGCACTGCATATGTAGTAAACGATGTTGTTTCGTACAACAATTCATCCTATATCTGCATACTTAACTCGACCGGCAATCTGCCTACCAACGCAACCTATTGGTCACTTTTAGCTCTTGCAGGAACCAACGGCACAAACGGTACAAACGGCACATCATTTATCTGGCAAGGGGCTTATAACGGCGCAACAGCGTACGTTGCTAATGATGTAGTCAGCTATAACAACTCGACTTACATTTGTATTCTGGCATCGACGGGCAATCTACCCACGAACGCAACTTACTGGAGCCTTATGGCTTTGGCGGGTGCTGGTGATGTGGTTGGCCCTGCTAGCTCTACAGACTCGGTTCTCGCGGTCTACGATGGCACGACGGGCAAGTTGCTTAAGAACAGCACAATGCCTATTAGCTCAGTGGGCTATATCGGCTCACCACAAGTTTCTGGCGGTGCGACTGCCTATACGCTTGCGCTGACTGATGCGGGCGACCATGTTTACTTCACTGGTGGCAGTACAGCGACCCTCACGGTTCCAACCAACGCTTCTGTTGCTTTTCCTACGGGAACCACAATCTTAGTGCTCAACAACAACAGCGGCAACTTAACGATCTCTGGTGCTGGTGTGACGTTCCAACTAGCCAATGGATCAACAGGAAACCGTACGGTAGCTACTAAAGGCATGGCTTCACTTATCAAAGTCGCTACAGATACTTGGTGGGTAACTGGGCCAGGGGTGACCTGATATGGCTGGCAACCTAACAGCAATGATTGCGGCTATCTTCTCAGGTAGCGCAGTCTCAACCGATCCCTACTTTAACCTCACTACGCTGCTGTTATCAACCACAGCAACAAATGGTCAGCAGAACAATACGTTTCAAGACAGCTCTACCAATAACTTCACCATTACCCGCAATCCTGCGACAGGGCCAAATGCACCGACACAGGGTACGTTCTCACCGTTCAGTCAGACGGGGTGGGGGAATTATTTTAGTGCCGCAAATGCTTCACTTTCGGTGCCTGATAATGCAAAGTACTACGTTGGCGCAAACAACTTTACGATTGAGGTGTTTTCTTATCATACTGCTTGGCCTTCTAACCACGCTATGGTTTTTGAAAAAGGTCCGTATGCGTCAGGTAGAGAAGTAAGAGCGTATATAAACGCCACTCAAGTGATTTTTGAGGTCAATGTTAGCGGATCTGCTACTGGCACTTACACAAATATAACAGCAACAACAACAAATAGTCTAAACACTTGGTATCACTGGGCATTTGTAAGAAGCGGCAACACTCTTTACATTTTTAGAGATGGGAGTTTGCTGACATCGGGGGCTGTCACAGGAACAGTGGTGGATACAACTCAGTCAATGACTATTGGTGGACCAGGGGATGGCAACAGCGGCTTCACAATGTTTGGATATATAAGCAATTTCCGTATCATTACTGGGCAAGCTGTTGCTACTTCAACTTTTACGCCTCCTACTTCTCCGCTAACAACATCATCAACTGGTTGGACCGTCAGTGGCTCGCCAGTTGCATTGACGGGTACGGTTGGCTTGCTTACCTGTCAATCAAATAGATTTATTGATACAAGCGCAAGTCCATTGACAATTACCCCTGGAGCAGGCTTACCACAAGTCGTTGCCTTCTCCCCATTCAACCCCACAAGCGCATGGTCGGCTTCAACGGTTGGTGGGAGTGGGTATTTTAGCGGTAGTTACTTGACAGTACCTGCTGGGGCTGACTTCAATCTTGGGACAAATGATTTTTGTATTGAATTCTGGCTAAATCCAATTGCTCCGGCAACCTATGGCGGGATTCTAAGTTTTGACAGTTCTGGGGACTACCCGCTGAATTTTAGTTACGCATCAGCCAATAGTTCTAACGTACAAGCTAACTTTGGAACGACGACAGCGTGGTTGTACACAGCTTTTTTTGATACCTCGACAACAACAAATGCGTGGGCGCATTATGTAGCGACAAGAAGTGGTTCTACTTTCAGGCTGTTCAAAAACGGTGTACTAAAAGCAACCGGCACAAGCAGCGGGACTATTGGAAATAGCTCAGGCAACATATATATTAATGGAAACAGCTCATCTGCTGGAACAACTTATATAAGCAATCTTAGAATCATTAACGGAAGTATTCCAACCGATTATCAGACAAGCAGCACAACCACCGGAACTACGATCTTTACGGTTCCCACTTCTCCACTAACAACAACATCGCAAGGCGCAACTGCTTCTGATGTTAAGTTACTACTCAACTGCACCAACTCCGGTATATACGATGCCACTGCGAAGAATGTGCTGGAGACGGTTGGTAATGCTCAGGTAAGTACGACACAGAGCAAGTGGTCACCAACTTCGATGTACTTTGATGGTACTGGGGATTATTTACTTATTCCTGATAACCCATCACAAAGAATTGGTACAGGTAATTTTACTGTTGAGTGTTGGGTGTATCGTAATGCTTCTGGAACATATGGATTGATCGGTAAGGGAACCGGAACGACAGGTTGGTTGTTATCGCTTAATAGCAGCAATCAAGTTGTTTTTACTTATGGATCAAGCACCATTACATCAACAGGTACGGTTTCAGCGACAACGTGGACACACATTGCTGTTGTCCGGTCAGGTACTGGCACAAATCTAACAAAAATTTACATAAGTGGGACGAATGATGGGACTGGAACGGTAAGCACCGACTTTAACCAGACCAATGCAATGTATGTTGCTGCTGACAGGACGGGCGGAAGTAACGCAAATGCTTATGTGCAAGATACTAGGGTTACTCTATACGCTAGGTATTCAGCCAATTTCACACCACCAACCGCAGCCTTCCCCGTTCAATAAGGACTGACTATGCTTTGGACAAAGAACGGATCAATACCTTACGAAACCACAGACGGTACGGAAGGCTGGCAACCAGCACCGGATAAGCCAGAGACTCCTGAAGGCAAGGAAGTCATTTGGGTAGCACCGCAGTGGATCATCAGAGACCCCGCACCGGCAAACCGTGAGGGCTATCAGTGGGCGTATTTCTTAAACGAAGGTTGGGTAGAGTTAGCTACTGACACACAAGCAGAACAGCCGATACAATCGTTTACGTCAGATCAATTTTCCAACCTCACGACTGCACAGCTATAAGGCAACAATGTGTTCGGTTTTAGCGCCTATGCACAAACCCCGTATGCGAGTACCGCAGGCGCAGTAACACCTAGTTTTGACGGACAGGTCAATGAAACAGCGACCGGCACCGATTTACTAGATACAACCCTCACTGCGCTAGCAGTAGTAGCTGAAACGGCTACGGGTACAGATGTAATAAGCTCACTTGCCACACTTAACGCCACCACAGAAGAAACAGCAACGGCGTCTGAGACTGTAACGTCTGAATATATTTTTAATCTTGTTGCTGCGGAAACGGCATCGGGTGCGGATCAAATAACGTCAAATGCCACATTAAACGCCGAAACTCAAGAAACGGCCACAGGTACTGACGCACTCTCTGCAAACATAACCTTAAGCACGGACATTGCAGAAACAGCGGCGGGAGCAGATACAACTGACGCAAGTCTTACAGTCAACCCGAATGTTGCAGAAACAGCGACGGGAACAGATTCTATTGACGCATCCTTAGCCTACCAAAGCACGATCTCAGAATCGGCTAGCGGCGCAGATGCAGTTGAATCAGCAGGGACATTCCTTGCACAGGTTATTGAGGCGGCAACAGGCGCAGATCAGATCACGGCGACTTATACGCTTGTGGCAAGTGTCGATGAGGCAGCTACGGGAACAGATTCTATTGACGCATCCTTAGCCTACCAAAGCACGATCTCAGAATCGGCAACAGGTTCAGATGTGGTTTCCTCCGATCATATCATTAACACTTTGATTGCCGAGGCAGCAACAGCAACTGACAGTATTAGCGCGACGTATACCTTGGTGGCTTCGGTTTCAGAGGTTGCGCTCGGTGCTGACGCTATAACAACCATCATCGATACATCTGGTAATGTGTCGGAAAGTGCAACAGGTTCCGATGCTACTTTTGCGGCGGTAAGCGTTAGTAGTGTTGTAGATGAAACCTCCGTAGGCGCAGACAGCGCAGTAGCTGGGCTTTTATATGACAAATTAATTTCTGAAACCGCAACAGGGGTTGATGATGTTGATTCGCTTCGTGTATTAAGTACCATTATTGCTGAAACTGCGACAGCAGTGGATGTTATTGCAGCACAGGCTGATTTCGTTGATACTGTATTTGAGTCGGCGCAAGCTATAGATTTAATGCAGGTTGGCGGGCTTTTTAATAGTAGTATCTCTGAAACCGCAACCATAACTGATGCTGTTACAGCTAGATTTTTATGGGAGCTTATTAACAACTCACAAATAGCTAGTTGGCAAACAGTTAACGATGACCAAACAACTAGTTGGCAAACAGTTAACGATGACCAAGCAGCTAGCTGGGTACCAATTTCGACTTGAGGTGAATCATGACTGTTAACCGCACAACCCTTTTAGATCTTCCCCTCCCGGTAACGGGTACGGAATCTGGTACTTGGGGCGATACGACCAACAATGGGTTGTCGCAATACATGGATATTGCGATTGCAGGGATGACTTCTTTGACTAGCGCTAACTTCCCGGCTGGCGCTTTAACCATTGCAAATACACAAGGGGATTCATCAGCAACCAACATTGCCGCAGGGTCTGCACAGTATGCAACGATCAAAGTATCTTCGTTAGCAGTCAACTCCACCATCACAGCCCCAGGCAGCAACCGCTCATACAGAATCATTAATGCAGACGCGACCTATAGCCTAACAATCAAAGCTTCTGGGCAGACGGGTGTGACATTTTTACCCGGACAAACGGGTGTCGTTGCCTTTAACGGCACTGATTATGTAGTTGTTGGTACTGTTGGCCCAACTGTAACCGTCCCTTATGGTGGAACTGGCATCACATCTGGTACTTCTGGCGGGATACCGTATTTTTCTTCTACCACTGCGATTGCTTCTTCTGGGGCGTTAGCAGCAAATCAGATAGTGCTAGGGGGTGGCGCAGGTGCTGCACCTACTACAACGACCACAGGTACAGGCGTTGTTACAGCGATAGGAAATGCCACGAACGCGGCTAATGGTTTAGCTGCTTTAAACGCAAGTGGGTTACTAGCAATTGCACAAGGCGGCACAAATTCTTCCGCTACCCCAACGGCGGGTGGGGTGAGTTATGGTACAGGCACTGCCGTTGCCTATACAGCCGCTGGTACAGCAGGTCAGGTGTTACAAAGTAATGGGTCAAGCCCGCCAACGTGGGAGAGTCTGGCTTCAGGGGTTTCTACGATCACATTTGGGTCAACTGGACTAACCCCGTCAACCGCTACATCAGGTGCAGTGACTGTTGCAGGTACTTTGGCCGTAACTAATGGTGGTACGGGTGGTACAACACAAGCTGCTGCACGAACAGGTATTGGTGCAAGCACCGTTGGCTCAAATTTCTTCACGCTTACCAACCCGTCTGCGATTACTTTTCCGAGAATTAACGCAGATAACACCGTATCTGCTCTCGATGCAGCTACTTTTAGATCGGCTATAAGTGCGGGCACTGTCACATCAGTCACTGTTTCTGCTGGCTCAGGTCTTTCTGGGGGCGGTACAGTTACATCAAGCGGTACGGTTACGCTTACAAATGCAGGTGTCACATCACTGACAGCAGGTAGTGGCATATCGGTTAGTGCTTCAACAGGCGGTGTAACCATTACAAATACATCTTCTGGCGGCATGACCGAGATTACATCAGCTTATGCCTCATCATCGACTTCATATTCAGTCAGTTTGGATTTTAATACTTATAAATACTACACTCTAATTTGTACAGCAGCTAACAACTCTGCAAACTGTTCACTACAAAATATAACTTTCAATAGCGACACTAGCGCAAGATATTCTTCGTATATACTTTCTAACACTAGTAACTATTCTACGGGTGTAAACTCAATAAACGGTATCTCTTTTGGGAGCGGAGGCAGCGCCTTTCTTAATATATACACTCGTAGTGGCAGCGCTTTAGGTGGGGCTTCAGTATCTGGGATGGGAGGAGGCCAAACTACTACTGTAATATTATCGGGGGGTTATAGTACGCTTTTCAGTACTGCTTCGATTACATCCATACAATTTAACGCAACAGGTTATTGGGTGCTCTACGGAGTTAAATAAGGAATAATCATGCCAGTAATTAAAAGAGTATTAGTGCATTTACACGCTGAGGGTCAGCCGGTAACTACCGAGTGGCAAGACACACCTTATCCAAGCCAAAGAGAAATGGTAAGGCAGTTTCGTAATGCGCGACTAGCTGCCACAGATTGGACGCAGCTTCCAGATGTGCCAGAAGCTACCCGATTAAAGTGGCAGGCATATCGTCAAGCTCTAAGGGACATGCCAGAAAACACACCTGATGATGTTGCTTTTGAAAACGAGGCTGATCTTCCGTGGCCTAAAGAACCAGTATGAATTGGTCAGACGTTTTAAAGGCGGTCATCCCTGTTATCGTGGCTTCGCTTGCGTGGCTGCTTGGGCAAGTTGCTGACTTCTCCACCCGTCTGACCAAAATTGAAGGTTCAATGCCTGCCTTAATTACTAAGGAAGGTGTGCCGACTGATAGCCCAATCAGTGCTGAGAAACGCGCTTTGCAGAAAGAGCAACTCATGCAACACATCAACGAACTTCAGGTCAAAGTCAGGCTGCTTGAAGAACGTGAAAAGCTGGGGAAAAGGTAGTGTTTGAACTACTTAGCGGTGGTCTTTTGGGTTCTATCTTCGGTGGCTTATTCCGGCTCGCCCCCGAAGTCCTCAAGTTCTTGGACAAAAAGAACGAGCGCCAACACGAACTAAGCATGTTTCAGCTACAGACCGATCTGGAGAAGATGCGCGGTGAATTCAAGATGGAGGAGAAGTATGTTGACTACTCTATCCAGCAGATGGATACCATCAAAGCTGCGTTTCAAGAGCAAGCTGAAACGGCTAAGGCAGCGGGTTGGTTTGTGGCTGCTATCTCGGCGTTGGTTCGTCCGGGGATTACTTGGGCTTTGTTCTTTATGTATGCGGCAGTCAAAGCGGCTGCACTTGTTATCGCGTTTCAGACGGGCGCGAACTGGATGGAAGTTGTAACTAAGTGCTGGGATGAGGATGATTTTGCTTTATTTACAATGGTTTTGACGTTTTGGTTCGTTGGGCGCAGCGTGGAAAAGTACCAGAAATCATAATGAATGAGGCTAAGAAGCTTTGCAAAGATGTACTGATCAAGCCCTTTGAGGGGCTAGCAAAGCGTTTGCCTGACGGACGTGTAACGGCTTATCCCGACCCCGGCACTCGTGGTCATCCTTGGACAATCGGCTGGGGTGCAACCGGCCCTGACATTAATCCCGGCACGATCTGGACGATGCGGCAGTGTGAAGATGCGCTGGATCACCATGTTGAATACTTTATCAGGGGGCTTTTTAAGATGTCTCCCAAACTTCAGACTGCATTACCAAGACGCATTGCCGCCGTGACAAGCTGGGCTTACAATTGTGGCTTAGGAAACTATCGAGTTTCCACGTTCAAGAAACGTATTGATGCGGGGGACTGGGATGGTGCAGCAGACCAATGTATGCTCTGGAATAAAGCTGCGGGTCGAGTTCTCCCCGGTCTTACACGCCGACGTGCGGCAGAAGCTGCCTTAATGAGGTGATCGATGCCATTTCTCAAACTCAATTTTAGGCCAGGGGTCAACCGCGACCAAACGAGCTACTCCGGCGAAGGTGGTTGGTACGAGTGCGACAAGGTTAGATTCTTCTCAGGGTATCCACAAAAATTAGGTGGGTGGGCAAAGTATTCGCCGAACTTCTTCTTTGGTACTTGCCGTCAGCTATTTAACTGGATCACTTCTTTCAGCGACAATTTCTTAGCTTTAGGTACAAACAATCACGTATATATCGAGACTGGCGGACAGTACTACAACATAACACCGCTACGTACTACAACCACAAATACAGCAACTTTTGCTGCTACTAACGGGTCTTCTACTATTACGGTTACCGATAACGCACACGGTGCGGATACTGGAGATTTTGTTACGTTTAGCGGGGCTGTTAGCTTGGGCGGGAATATAACTGCCGCTGTGCTTAATCAAGATTATGAGATAACTAGGACTGGGGTTAATACATACACCATACAAGCAAGATCGAACGACAACAAAGATCAAATTGTTTTAATTACAGCTAATTCTTCCGACTCGGGAAACGGTGGTGGGGCGGTAACTGCAAAGTACGGAATCGCTTCAGGATATGCGTCTGATACGTATGGCTATGGATGGGGCGCAAGCGCTTGGAATGGTAGTTATGCGTGGGGATTAGGCGGGTCTACGCCTATAAATTTGGAGCAACGTGATTGGTGGTTTGACAACTTCGACAACGACCTTGTGATGAATATCCGTAGCGGTAAAATTTATTACTGGGAACGAGGGTCTCTTACAAACCCCGAAACAGCGCTTAGTACTCGGGCAGTTTTATTGTCTTCACTTTCTGGCGCATCTGACGTACCAACTGCGGCGATGCAGACTTTAGTATCCCAGAATGATAAACATCTTCTGGCGTTTGGGTGCCAACCTTATAGTGGCCTTTCTACAGACTACGATCCCCTTCTTATTCGTTGGGCCAATCAAGACGAGCCGCAAAATTGGACTCCTTCAGCAACAACTTCTGCTGGGTTTATTAGAGTTTCTCGTGGTTCTAGAATAGTTCGTGCGTTAGCAACACGCCAAGAAATTTTGGTATGGACAAACTCTAGTCTCTATTCATTGCAGTATCTGGGCACAACTGATGTGTTTGGGCTACAAGAACTTGCTGATAACATTTCGATCATCGGGCCGCGAGCTGTAGCTACAGCTAATAACGTTACGTACTGGATGGGACAGGATAAATTCTATGTCTATTCAGGTCAGGTGCAAACGCTGCCTTGCACGTTACGTCAGTATGTCTATCAAGACATTAACATGAATCAAGTCGATCAAATTGTTTGTGGAAGCAACGAAGGGTTTACTGAAATTTGGTGGTTTTACCCTAGTGCAAATTCAACGTGGAATGATCGGTACGTTATTTTTAATCACTTAGAAAACGCTTGGTATTATGGTGAGATTGTACGTACAGCTTGGCTAGACACAGCACTACGAGATTATCCGGTTGCTTGCGTTACTGAAGAAGGCGCGTCTATCGGGTATCAATACTTACATGAATATGGGGTAAATGACGGTGATGCCCCAATGACTTCGTATATTCAGTCTTCTGATTTTGATTTGGGTGATGGGGAGCAGTTCATGCTAACCAGACGTTTGCTGCCTGACTTTAATTTTACGGAATCGACAGCCGCGTCACCAACTGTAACCATGACCATGCGTCCTAAAAGGTTCTCAGGTAGCGCCTACGCTAACACGGCGTCCGATACTCAAAGTGTTGTTTCTAGTAGCGCAACGATTGACCAGTACACAGAGCAGGTATTTATCCGTGCTCGTGGTAGACAAATGGCGCTTAAGGTTGAGTCTACAGATTTAGGAGTGCAATGGCAGTTGGGTTCGCTTCGTCTTGACGTACGCCCAGACGGAAAACGATAGCATGGGTTATTTCGCATTTAGATCTCCAGCATTACCGCTATCTACGCCTCAATATGATGTACGGCAACAGAATGAGCTTAACCGTGCGTTACGTTTGTACTTTAACCGTTTTGATAATTTTTTAGTGCCATATGGTTCTTTTTATGATACAACCGACCAGATAGCAGTATCTACGACAATAGCTTATCCTATGACGTTTAACACAACGTCTTATTCTGTAGGGGTGGAAGTTAGTAGTAATTCAAGAATGTACGTCGATACTTCAGGTACGTACAACATCCAGTTCAGTTGTCAACTTGTTAATACAACTAACGCGTCTCAAGACATTGATATTTGGTTTCGTAAAAATGGTACTGATATTACAGATTCAAACACAAGATTTGGTCTTGCGCCACGTAAAGGCGTAGGTGACCCGTACCACAGTGTTGCGGCCCTCAACTTTTTCTTAACCCTTAAAAGTGGTGACTATGTTGAGATTGTGTGGTGTACGACTGATGTGGGTACCTATTTAGAGCATTACACAGCCCCTTCTTCTCCAACTAGACCAGCTATACCGTCTGTAATTGCAACAATGGTCTGGATGACCGCTTGAGGTAAATCATGACAACTAGCAATCTCACCAACTATCGCCCTTACACACAAGAAAATCTTATAAGCGATTTGTTTGCCGGTAGAGAGCGTATGGACCCAAATGCCGCGCAGCAAGTCAGTGACGCCATGCAGTTTCTTAGTATGTCTGGCGGTGGGTTGGATTACTGGACAACGTTAATGCAACACCTTGGTTCTTACGCTGATCAGTTAGGGGCTATACCAGGGTCTTATCAAGCATCACGTTATGATGATGCACAAGAGGCTGTCAAAGAGTTTTATCTTGCTAAAGATATAGCTCAAGGAAAAATTAATTCCACGCAAGCCAACGATATCTTGCGTGCTTACAACGCGCAGCAAAATTTAGATAGCAAGCAGCGCTTACTTCAAAACGACAAAAATTATTTAGCGGCTATTGAGAAGAATCCATCTCTTGTTCAAGGCGGGATGACACCTGAGTACATGAGAAATTCTATTGCTCGACAAGAGGCTTATATTAATCAACAACAGGGTGTTATTGATAGTTCAAAAGAAGGGTTCAAGGATGTAAGCCCATCAAGCCTAGAATTTACACAAGCGATGGGAGCCACGCCTTATTCGTTCAAAAACGCCGGAGAGTACAATTTTGATACAGGGCGTTATGAAGAAGGCGAGACAGACCCAAGAAATATTCCTGATTTTTTAGGCGGAAATCAAGCCGTTACTGATAACGCTGCTGCTGTTAATACTGCTACTCAAGTGGCTAACAAAAACATTTCAACCGCTGATGCAAGTGCCGTATTTCAAAAATTGTTTGGTAGAGAACCAAGCGAACAACAACTTAAAAACTTTGCATCGATAGGGGCAAACGACCCTCGTTTGGCATCGACCACCGCGTTTGAGAACTACCTAAAAGGCACTACTGATTACGCCGATTATCTTAAATCAATTACAAACGCAGCAAACACAGCAAACACAGCAAACACAGCAAACACAGCAAACACAACAAACACAACAAACACAGCAAACACAGCAAACACAACAGCTATAAAACCATTAGATCAAACTACTGCTATAGCTACTTTTAAAAGCGTATTTGGTCGTGATCCAAGTATTAATGAACTTAATAATTTTAATGCGTATCAAAAAGGCACTAATCCTTACACAGATGCTAATACGTTTAAAAATTATCTTTTAAGTGAAAAAGCAAGATTAGCTACGGAAGCATCAAAAGCAACTGAAAAACCTTCAACCGTCTATCAAGGTGTGGCTACGCAAGGGCAAGAACAGGCTAAAGGTGCAGGATTATCGGCGTTACAAAATGTACAAGCCCAAACGCAAGGGCAATCTTCGTATCCTAAAACCTATGGATTTAAAGAACTTTATCAAGCACCCACAGAATTAGCTACGTCGCGTGGGTTAGGTCAGCTTTTATCAGAAGCTAAAGCAACTCCTCTAGAACTTATTACTCGTACTATTGGTAAATCTGGGATTAGCGAACCAAAGACATACTCCACGGCTGCTAAAGAAAGCACAACTGAAAGTCGATTACCGTACTCGGACGCTGCGGCTATTTACGCTCAGTTATTTGGTACTGCTCCTACCCCACTACAACGAAGCTATTTTGAAGAAAAACAGAAAAGTGCTACGCCTTTTAAATCTGCTTCGGAATATGCCTCGTTTTTAACGAGTAGCCCAGACTATTTAAATATTCAATCCACAAATAAAGGCATATCCTCTATTGCTCCACCACCGCTTTCATATGCTACGCCAGGGTTTACCTCACCTTCCCAAGGTGGGCTTGCGGCTGCTAGTGCCCCAGGTGGTATTGGGCAAGCTAAGTACTACGAAAATATAGCAACTGCACTTAATCAAGGATTATCGCCGGTTCAAGTAGCTGATGCGATGCGTACTTACGGAGTAACCGCAGACGATTTAATTGCCGCACGAGCTAAATTTGCCGGTGTTACCGGAGGTACAGGTGGCGCTGGTGCGCCAATATCAGTAGCATCTACAACGACAGTGCCAAGTGCTCCAGATCAATCAGTTTCGTTCTCTAAAACTGGGGGTGTAATAGCCCTTGCCGAGGGCGGCAAAACAGAAATGGCTGGGGAGAAGAAGTTCTCGTTTGAGGATTTTGGACTTACCCCCGCTACGGTAGAACTAGCGCGTAAGCGAGGTATTTTTGATGTGCCGCGTGATGTTCTGTTTAACCCTGAGCTTAAAGGACTAGAAGCTGCGGTGTTGGCGGGTATGACCCCAGCAGCACGCGAATTAGCAAGACGGCAATTAATGATTAGGCAAGGGCGCACTGGAGCTGAATACTTTCCAGCTAATATGTTTGAAAGTACGAGACCTGCTTTTGATACACCAGAAGGAGCTATTGATCCAAGAACCGGACGCCCCATACCCTATAGACCAGAATATTTATACCAATACGCTGAAGGCGGTGATGTTGGTCGTGGTCTAGGCAGTATTGCCATGAAAGGCTACGCTCAAGAGATGGCACAAAAGGGTCGGTTTGGCGACACGATGCTAGCCCACATTAGTCCCGAAGAAGCTCAGATGCTACAAGCCGCAGGTGGTGCGGGTACTATAAATCCACAGACTGGCCTGCCTGAGTACTTCAGTTGGAGGAAAGTATTAAAAGGTGTGGGTAAGGTACTACCGTTTGTATTGCCATTTACAGGTATTGGCCTTGGTGCTCAAGCTTTAATCAGTGGGCTATCGGGTGCTGTTAGTGGCGGCAAAGGCTTTGACTTTAAACGTGGCTTGATGTCAGGCTTGATGTCTTATGGCATGGGTAGTTTGGCACAGGGTGCTGGTGCTGCGTCAGGAGTTAGTGGAGATATTCCTATCACGCCAAGCATTTCAAATATAGACCCCGCCGCGTTAGAAGGTATGAGTAGAGAAGCGGTCACATCAAATTTAGCGCAACAAACAGCAGCACAACAAGCTACACAAGCGGCTAATGCAGCGTTACCAAAATTCGGAAATGTATTTGATAGCAGCAAAGGATTCTTACCCCAACTCGGTGAAAACATACAAGCAGTCGGTCGTGGTGGTATGGAAGCTGCTATGGGGGATCGCGCTGCACAAGAAGCCTTCACTGCCGGACAAGGTTCAGTATTTGGTAAACAACTAACCCCAACAATGGCTGCGGGTGCTGCGGCAGTGGGCATGGGCGGTGTTAAAGCCGCTGATGAAATGAACGCGTTCCAAGCTCAACAAGCTGCACTGACTGCAAAATCCCAAGAAGAAAAGCAATACTACGAAGATCTTTTCCGTAGATTGATGCGTGGGTTTGCTGGAGGTGGTGAGATTGCCGCAATGGTTGCTGGAGGTGCTACTGGGCCTGCTAACGAACCACGCACAATAAATGGCGCAGGGGATGGCATGAGTGATAGTGTGCCTGCTACCATCGAGGGTGTTCAAGAGGCGCGTCTTGCCGATGGAGAGTTTGTGATCCCTGCCGATGTTGTTGCAGATCTAGGTAACGGCTCCAGTAACGCTGGGTCTAAGAAACTTTATGCCATGATGGATCGAGTTAGGAAAGCACGACATGGCACAACAAGACAACCGCCCGAAGTTGATATGGGTCGTTTGATGCCTGCTTGAGGAACTAATTATGACTACAACGACACAAGTTTTACAGAGCGAGATCCCTGACGTACTTAAACCGTTTTATTCAGGGGTAGAAGCGAAAGATGGGAAACCCGCTGTACCGGGACTTATCGAGCGCGGTATATCTGCGATCTATCCAGGCGGTTTAACAGGGCAAGCTGCTTATCAAGCGCAATATGCTCCTGTTTTTCAAGCAGGTTTAATGGGTTCTGGCAGTGTTGCTGGACTTTCACCTTTTCAAGAATCTGTGGGGCAGCAACTCGGTACGATGGGTACGCCGGGGCAATATGCTCTAGGTACGCAGGCTGGGCAAGCTTCAGCATCAGGTTTACGTGCCTTACAAGATTATCAAGGGATGCAAATTGCTGCGCCGCAACTAACAATGTTTCAGCGGGAAGGTCCGCAGATGTTCACCAGCGACATAGCAAAGCAGTATATGTCGCCTTATATGCAAGCGGTTGTAGATCAACAGCAAGCGGCAGCACTTAAAAACGCACAACAAGCTCAACTAGGACAAAATCTTGCTGCGGCGCGTCAAGGTACTTATGGTGGTGCTAGACAAGCTCTGCTACAGGGACAGAGAGAAGCTGGGCTTCAGACTACGTTAGCTGATCTTCAAGCTAAAGGATTACAGTCAGCGTATGAGCAAGCTCAAGCCCAGTTTGAAAGAGATCGCGCAGCACAAATGGGGGTCGATCAGGCAAATCTTGCTGCTGCTATGGGTACTCAAGAGCTTGGTGCAAATAAGTCATTAGAAGCTCAAAAAGCAAATCAATCTGCACAACAAGCAGCGGCGGAGCTTAGGCGAACTTCTGCGGCAGATCTTGGGTCTTTGGCGGGACAATTTGGTCAGCTTGGTACACAGCAGCGTGCGGCAGAACTTGATACGCTTAAGACACAAGGTGCGTTTGGTGATTTACAAAGGGCTATCCAACAGCAGCAAATGGATGCTCAACGTCAAATGCTTATCGATCAAGCACAGTACGGGCAGACTCAGGTTGGTCAGCTTTCTAATTTATTACGAGGTATACCAACAACTTCATCGACACAGACAACGACAACGCCCCCACCGAGTTTTGCTAGTCAGCTAACCGGTATGGGACTGACAGGTGTGAGCCTATACAACATGCTTCCTAGTGGGGGTAAAGGATGAGCCTTCGGACACTAGAAAAAGCGGTCAATAGGACCGCAGATCGTACGGTTGGTGACATTGTTGCCACTTATGGATCTAACGTGCAACGCCTAAAGATGGACGCTGCTGCCGGAAAGATTGACCCCACGACGGCACTTATGGCAATGATGACGATCCAACGGATTGTCGCTGCAAACACTCAACCACCGTCCGGTTCTACCGTAGCTCAAGATGTTGGGATGGCACCGCCTCCACAACCAATGGGCATGTCTGCTATGGCCCCCCAAGCCGCACCGCAACAACCCCCAACACGTATGGCCTACGGCGGTCAAGTTGCTGTCAGTAATAACCAAGTGCCGTCACCTGCGATGGAGCGGGGTATCTCCGGCCTACCTGTACCTGACAACATGTTTGACTATGCTGATGGCGGCATGGTTGCATTTGCCGGTGGTGGTGATGTGCAACGGTTTGCTCCGGGTGGTCAGATGGAGTTATTTCCTGAACTAGATCGATTTGGGCAACCTAAACCAAGGCTGAGTGGTGCTCCAAGACCTACTGGCACGACGTTCGCGCAAGCGTTTCCAAGCGCAGCGGCAACACCTGCTGCTGCAACACCATCGATGTTCTCTCGTGGGTTGAGCTATTTAGGGCGTGCGTTTCCAGGCGCAGCAGCAATAGGAACTGCCTTGTTCGGCTCGGATAACCTAAATGCTAATGAAGCAGAAACATTAGACACACTAAAACGGTTATATGCGTTGGGGTACACGCAAGAACAAATTAACGCAATGAAGCCTGAAGAGGCTAAGCGTATCGCGGATGCAAAAAAACCACCTCAAGAAACATTCCCGCAAGCTGCGGAGCAACAAGCTGTAGCGGAAGCCCAAGCTGCGGCTAATAAACCGCCACCCCCGAAAGCTCCGTCTGCTGCACCCGCAGCACCGGCAGCACCAGCACCTGCTAAATCTGCTGAACTTGGGCCTGTACCCATGTTTTCTGCCGCACGCTCTGCCGCAGAAGGTACGTTACAAGCAGAAGGGGGCAAAGATATTCCGGTGGTTCCTGGGCTTTCGCAGATCAGAAGTGAGCGAGTCAAACAGCTTACTGATGAAGGCTACGACTTCAATCTTCTCAAAGATATGGTTGCTGAGAACCGCAAAGATATTGAAGCGATTCCACAAAAACGGAAAGAAGCTGCCAATATGCGAGTTCTTGAAGCAGGATTAGCCATTCTAGGCGGCGCATCCCCACATGCGTTTGTCAATATCGGTAAGGGTGCTGAAGGTGCCGTAAAAGGTTACGCACAAGATATTAAAGAGCTTGATAAGCTTGAGCGTGATTACAAGTTACAAGATCGTCAGATCCGTACCCTCCAGAACAAAGAAGCCGCAGAGTTTACGAAAGCAGATCAAGCACGTTTGGATAAAGCTATTGAACGGCGCGACAACGCTCTGGATAAATACAACCTACGTGTTGATAGACTTGCCGGGATTATGTATGAAGGCGAAATGGGTCTATACAAGCAGAAGGCACAAGACGCTGCGGCTATGGAGCGCACTCAGGCGCAGATTCAAGGACAGCTAAAAGCAGCAAATATAGGGGCTAACAGACCCTCTCCCGAAATGCAGCTTATTGAACGTCTTGGTAAAGATTCAGAATTTGCTAAAACTTACAGACAAATGCAAGTTGACAGATACGCGCCCAGAGCAGAAGCGGAGCTGCGGGAAGAATATACAAAGAATTTTATATTGTATAAAAAAGACTTTCCAACATTTGAAGATTTTAAGAGAGCACAGATGGGCGGAGGGCAAACTAAACCCCCAGCAAACAGGGCACCTCTATCAACGTTTGGTGGTTAACAGGGGACTTCGATGGCCTTTGATGTCCGACGTGCATTGCAAGAAGGTTATAGCTACTCAGAGATAGCCGAGTATCTTGCTGGTAAACGTAAATTCAATCTTGTTGGAGCGCGTAACGAGGGGTACTCTGACGAAGAGATTGTTAAGCACTTATCTTTTGAACCGACGATTGGCGGGCAACTCAAGGAAGCCGTCAAGGGTATAGTGCCTGGAGCGATTGGGCTTGTTGAGCAAGCTGCTGTTGGCGCGTCTGCGCTATTACCTGACCAGTATGAAGCTCGTGCACAGGAAGCTATTCGTGGGGTTGCTGCCGCAGCGAAGAAACCATTTGCACCTGAAGCTGGATACGAAGAGTCAGTAGGTCGTAAGTTTGGCGAAGCCGCAGGCTCGTTTGTACCATTCCTTGGTCTCGGTGCCCTTGGTGTTGCGGGTCGCGTTGGAGCAGGTGCACTTGCTACGGGGTCTGGTGCGGGTGAAGCGTTAACACGTGCACAACAAGAAGGTGCGACTCCTGGGCAGCAGTCTCTATCCACAGGACTTGGTGCTGTTGTTGGTTTGTCTGAACTTATTACACCGTTCAGAATCCTATCGCGTATCCCTGAAGGGGAAGTGCTTACTGCGGCTAATCGTATTAAGCGGGTTGCTATGGCTGGCGGTGAAGAAGCTGCACAAGAAGCTGCTGCTGGGCTTGCACAAAACCTGATTGCTCGTGGCGTTTATAAACCTGAGCAACAACTTATTGAGGGATTAGGCGAACAGGCTGCGTATGGTGGTGCTGTTGGTGCGTTGGCGCAAGGTCTTTTAGATGTTGCACTTGGACGTAGAGCAAAAACTGCGGCTACACCTGCACAACCAACTACCCCTGCGGTAGAAGAACAGCCTGCTATAACTACCCCTGCCGCACCTACGGCACCCACGACATTTGCGCCTGCACGGGGTGTACCTGAAACTGCCACACAGCAAGACCTCTTTACAGAAGAAAACATCCAACGCACAGCGCAATCGACACGTGAGGCTCAAGATCGTCTGTTTAAGCTAAGAGATGAATTTGATCTTTACCAGCGAGAGAACGAAAGACTTGCAGCAGCCTATGAGCGCGAGGCTGATCCTGTTAAGAAACAGCAGATCTACGACCAAGCCGTAGCACTTGCGAAACCGCTAAACGAACTAAAGACTCAGATCGAAGCTGTAAAAGGTACGCTAGGTGCAGCAGAAGGTGCACGTCCTGGCGCTGGAGAACCACAATTAGATTTTGAAGCTCCGTTGCCTAGTATCGGTGATCGTGTTGGGCAAGTTGCTAAAACTGAGTACCGGCCAGATACAGGGACCGTGATTGGTGAGGAAGCCGCAGCTCCACGTTTAAACGAGCAGCAACAACGCATGCTGGAAGAACAGCGTGTGCAAGGTATTCGTGACAAGATCGCAGCAGGAGAACCCGTAACCCAAGCAGACATGATGCGGGTTAAGTTCTTAGAGCGTGAGCAGTATCAAGAGGAAGCAGCTAAGCCCACCCCTGACTTAGACCTATCGCAGCAAAAGGTAACTAGGTTTCCATTAACGCTTCAGCGTACGGATATCGAACAACCTAAGATGAAAGTGCAGAAGCAACTTGCTGCACCAGAAACTCGTCCTGTAACGGAGCAGGACTTTCGTACGATGGGTATTGGCGCGACTAATAAGAAGTTACGTGAAGAGATACTGGGTAAAGATCTTGCCAACTCTGAAGACCGTAGGTTTGTGAAGGAACGTCTAGAAGCATTTGCTTCAGACCCTAATCGTAGTCCTGGGATTGTTAAGAAGGTTGAGAACTTTTTAGATAGTCCTATATTCTTTGAGCAAATGGAGTTACCGTTAGCTCCAAGGAGAAAACAACGTGTCAAACAACCTAAGCAACCTGTCGCCGGAGCAAGTGAGTCAAGCGTTCCTGTACCTGACCAAGGAGCTGCCGTCGCTGCCCCCGGACCTCAAGCACCTGTCACAACTGGAGTGGGCGAACCTGCACTACGCGCTGAGCCACGTGATGTGGCAGAAGGAAAACAGCCCCGTCCATTGACAGAAATACAGCAGCGAGCCGCGTTTAGTAAAGGTATTGGTGCTACTTATGAGGAGCAATTACGCACCCGCCAGAATCAGCAGGCAGGAAAAGCCGTGCAGCAAGGCAGTTTCTCTGGCGTTCTTGATGCGCTTGAGAAAAGCAAGAACCCTATTGTTCAGCAAGTAGCTAAACTCGCAAGAAGTTTAAAAACTAAGATTGAAGTCTCTAAAGACGCGTTTGAAAATTATAAAGATGAAAGGTACACGTCTCGCCAGCTATCTATTGATAGTGCAAAGATGCACCTCGGTGCGCTTGATTACATTCGGCAAGTTGCACCGCAGATAGAGAAGTTGCCAGACGGTGCAGTCCTCCCATACGAAGTGTTGGGGTCAAATATTCAAGCCTACGAAGACGGAGAAGCTACAAGTACATACGGATTGCAGACGATTGTTGACAACAACCACTCTATGTTTGCGCCTTTAGGGTTACAAGGCGGTGCAAAGTTACGTACTAAAGAGGACTTCTTAAACCTACGGGACGCAATAGAACGTGCCACAAAAAATATTGATGAGAACAAGTTACGACTTACGTCAACTGCGGTAGCGTTTCCTCAGACGGGTGTCAGCGGGTTGTATGACGTTAAGTCTGACACGATTAAGGTTAGTGACTACAAATCTAAAGATGAGCATGTGTTGGCACATGAAATAGTGCACGCCCAAGTTTCCAATATAGTTGCCAATCCAAAGCCAGCGCAGCGCCCAACCGTGCAGCGGTTGAACAAACTATACGAGTACGTTAAGCAACACTATAAAAAAGAAGCAGCAAACGAAGATCCAGATTTTTATCGTCCGCCTTACGGTGTGTCTAGTATTCAGGAATTTATTGCAGAAGGTATTAGTAATCCTCGGTTCCAGTACGCTCTATCGCGTATCAAATACCAGAACACAACCGCTTGGGATAAGTTTACTGAGTACATTGCAAAACTTCTTGGTCTGAAGAACGACAACGCACTAACTGAACTCCTTACCATTTACGGCGAGCTAACGCAGCCTGGGGTGAAAGCTAAGACCAAAGGTCAAGGCAAGTTGTTCATGGGTGCGGAGGGTGCAGTTTCTGATTTATTTAAGAAGGACGATAAGGGAAGGTTTGAATCGGATATTGGGAACGTTTCCGAAAGCCCAGATTACAAGGACAGAACAAGACTTATCTATTTGCCCATAGATACCTTCCTAAAACTTGCGGAACCTACTGACTTTTCAAAAGAGGATGTAAACATCCTTACAGGGAACCCTAAGCTAAAGACGGTCAATAATACTTTAGACCGTGGAGAACAACTTAACACGATCCCTTTTCTTACTATTAGAGAGGGTGAAAACGGTGTACATGAAGTTACAGGGCACGAAGGTAGACATAGAGCATTTGCGTTGTCGCAAAGAGGTTACACCCATGTGCCTGTAGCGGTACGGTCTTCAAATATTCGTTGGGACCAACAAAGCGACCCCAGCAAGTTTGATTACATTGAAAACTGGCCGACTGAACTGCTGAGCGAAGACGGTAAAGTTAAAGTGCCGTTCCCTATATCGAGAGAACAGTCTGCTGAACCTGCTGTTGATCCTACAAACAATCTGCCAGATCAATTATTTTTCAGACAGACCCCAGCCCCCATACTAACTGTGGCGGGGCAGCAAGCACAAGCAGCGGTAGCTGCTATGGCGGGTATAACAAACGCCAAGCCCAAGGGTCCGCAGATGTCTACGCTTCAGAAAGTTGGAGCGTTCTTCCAAGACCCATCGTATCGCCAAGATCAGATAGATAAGTTCCGTGTGCAGGTAGCGTACAAGGGTGCGGCTGCTGAATCTAAACTTGCCATGCTCAACCAGTACAACGGCAAGATCCGTGATGCGCTAGGCAACATTCGTCCTGATGTGTTTATGACTGCTGCGGAACATGCCGATACGATGGCTGTTGCCGTGATGAAGGATGGTAAGTTAAAGCTTGATCCAAAGGTGGGTTGGGTTGCAGAGAAGAGCACTGCCTCCTTCCAAGGTGTTATTGATAAGATCAAGGAGCTTGGCACCAAGCTAGGCGATCAGCAGCTTGCGTTTAAATTAGCAAACGATGCGTTCATTGCTCGTCGTGCGAACTACTTCAAACAGCACCCACAACTGGGTATCTCTGGCCTGCCCGATGATGCAAAGATCAAAGCAGGTATGCAAGCCTTCAAGGACTTCCCCGAGTTAGAGGCTGCGTTCAAAGAGTTCACTACGTTCAAGAACAACTTAATCGATGCAGGTGTCGATGCAGGACGCTTTAGTAAAGAGCAAGCTGCCGAGTGGAAAGAAGCTGCGGACTATGTGCCGTGGAACCGTATCAAAGATTATGAGGACAAGATCGCTACAAGTCCTCAAGCGTACTTCCGTGGGCTGACCAATCTCAAGCAGATGAAAGAGATCCGAGGTGGCACCGACGAGATCAACGACATCTTTGACAACATGGTGGGCCTCTCTTTCTGGCTTGTTAACGGTGCGATACGCAACCATGCTGCGGTGCAACTCACTGACGCATTTGTATCCAACGGGTTAGGTGCGCGGCAGGTACGCCAAGGACAGCCTGGAGTTGACCCCAACAAGACAATTTATATCTACCGCGATGGCAAGCCTGAAGTCTATGAGTATGAGTCGATAGCAGATGTTTATGCGTTCAAGGGTGTAGAAAGCATGGGGGGTCCGCTCCTTAGCAGCTTCACTGCGTTCGCTAATATTTTACGGCGCACGACCACAGCTACTCCCCAGTTCGCAGCAAGTCAGTTATTCCAAGATGCGTACCGCGCTACAGTGACGTCAGGCGTGAAGAACCCGTTTGAGGTTGCTGCCAAGGTCTTGACAGGTGCAGTGGGTGCGTACCGTGGAGATGCCACGACACAGCAGCTTGAGAAGTTTGGGATTGTGGGCGCGTATGACCTGATGCCTGGACGTGCCAAGGATGAGATCGAGAAAGAGTTTGGGATTCGGCAGCGGTCTGTGCTTGAGAAGGGGCTGTCGTTCATGGAGTCGTTCTCCATCGCCTCTGATGCTGCGTTGCGTAAGGCAGTCTTTGAGCAGACGTTAGAAGAAACTAAGTCGCCGCAGTTCCCCGATGGTGACGTGCTGCTTGCACGGTATCGCGCTCAAGAAGTTATCAACTTTAAACGGCAAGGTGCAAACCGGACGGTGGGTCTAATGCGCCAACTCATTCCGTTTATGAACGCCTACATCCAAGGTATGGATGTGTTCTACCGCACAATGACCGGACGTGGGGTTGCAGCTACCGAGCGTAGTGAAGCCTTTAAGATGTTCCTTGGTACAGGTGTGAAGCTTGCTGCGCTTACCACGATCTACACGATGTTGGTAGGTGATGACGATGAGTATGAAGGACTGCGGGATTATGAGAAGGATAAAAACTTTATCGTGCCGGGGACAGGAGTAAAGATACCAGTTGCTCCCGAAGTTGGGTTCTTCTTCAAAGTTATCCCCGAGCGCATGTACAACTACATCGCTAGCCAAGGCACCGAACGTCCGCAGGATGCGGCGGCACTACGCAAGGCTATTGGCACCGCTGCATTTGATGCGTTTAGTGGACCTAACTTGACACCTCAAGCTGTCAAGCCTGCGCTTGAGTTGCTGGTGAACTACTCGTTCTTTACGGGCACGCCGATAGTTGGACGGGGGCTGGAGAAGTTAGAACCTGCACAGCAGTTCACAGACTCGACCTCTGAGATTGCAAAGATGATCGGCGCTCTGGCTGGCATCTCTCCGATGAAGCTTGAATATTTTGTGCGGGGCACCACGGGTATTGCAGGTGGCACGGTGCTGGATCTGTCGAACATGTTGTTCACTGATAGGCCCGACAAGCGGCTGTATGAGATGCCTGCCTTTAAGACGTTTATGTATGACAAGATCCCAGGCGGATATAAAGAGCAGTACTACGATCTGCGGGAGAAAGTTGAGCAGGTGGTCTACACCATGAACGGGTTGAAGGCTCAGGGACGTGCAGAAGAATTGCAGGAATACCTGAACGATGACCGTATCAATCTGCTTGCCTTGCGGCGGTCCATGAATCAGATCGATCAGCAGTTGGAGAAGATGCGAGCTTTCCGCAAGCTAATCTCTAACGACCCAACCATGACGGGTGCTGAGAAGAAAGATCGGTTGGATGAGATTGAACGGACGGAGAATGAGTTGCTCCGTGCCTACAATATTCCAGCGTTACGCAAAGAAGTCGCAGGACTTTAAAAAAACCCCGGCAGGGGGCCGGGGACAACCTAGCACTAATTGGGAGGAGCGCCAGGAGAGTGAAGAATTCCGAGCGGACTATATCACTTTATCCGCCAACAGCGCAATCCATACATACCCTGCTCTACAACTTGTTTACAGATAAGCTCATATCTGAAGCGAGCAGCCTCCCATCGTACTTTCTCGGCAACCTCGTCGGTGTTCGTGCAGGGTATGAAGAAAGACATCCCGACATCAAACGTTGACCAAGGGACTATCATCGTCGCGCCTAAGACTTTTATCAAGAATCACCTCTTCTGAGAACACGTTGAGTTTCGAGCTATCAAACTCTAGTGCGTTGACTGCGCTTGCATCACTAGCAATCGTGCCCTTCAGCATACGTTTACGCTTGATGCCTAAGAGTGAGCCGTTCTTCTTGTAGGGCTGCAACGATCCGTCGAAGTCAATATAGTCTTTGGATACCGCTGCACGCCAGTCTCGCACATCGATGTATATACGCTTGGTATCTGGCTCGTATCGCACCACGACCTTGCCCTTGGGTTCCCGCAAAGGAGCAACTGCGATCCCTGTGCGTTTGTCTGCCTCGTTGTTGATAA